GTACCGGTCTGACGAGTCTGCCGGAGGGGCTGACCGTTGGCGGCAGTCTGTATCTGAGAGGCTGTACCGGTCTGACGAGTCTGCCGGAGGGGCTGACCGTTGGCGACTGGCTGGATCTGAGCGGCTGTACCGGTCTGACGGAGAAAGACGATCATTTTCACCGTCTGCATGATGGCGATTATGTGCCGGGACGTTATTTGTTTGCCGATGGGATCCTGACGCATATCAAGCGGCGGGTGGAGGTCAACAGCTACGTCCTCTACATTGGCAGGATCCCCGGTCGTCATGTTGTTTCCGATGGGAAGAATTATGCCCATTGCCGTACGTTCCGGGAGGGCATTGCGGATCTGTTGTTTAAGTCCGCAAAGGATCGCGGCGCGGATCAGTATCGCGCGTTGACCCCGGACAGCGTTGTGACGGTGGATGAGGCAAAGGCCATGTACCGCGTGATTACCGGCGCCTGTAAACAAGGTACAGAGCGTTTTGTTGATAGTCTTGGCGAGCTGAAGGAGGCATATTCCGTCCGGGAGATGATCGAGCTGACTCGCGGCCAGTATGGTGCCGACAGATTTGCAGCGTTTTTTGAGGCGTAATACCCGGCAGCTGCCCTTCTCCGGGCGTTGCCCGATCCCCCTTTCTCACTGGGCTGCAGGATCTGATCCTGCGCCTGGAGAAGGGCAGCTGCATCACTGATTTGAGAAAGAGGTGATACAACGTTGGAGGACAACAGAAAACCGTCGTACTGGGCCGTGATCCCTGCGACGGTGCGGTACGATCCTCAGCTGAAACCAAATGCGAAGCTGTTGTATGCTGAGATTACCGCGCTGCAGGAAGCGTCCGGCTATTGCTGGGCGAGCAACAAATATCTTGCGGATTTATTTGGGTTAAAATCAGAGACGATCACGGCTCTTGTCGGTGACCTTGCAAAGGCCGGTTATGTGGAAGTGGAGGTTGTCCGGGACGCTGAGACCAGAGAGGTATTGCAGCGTCGGATCTGGACAACCGGGAGGCTGCCGACCATTGCGACACCCTCCCCTATAAATATCGGGGAGGGGTCCCCTATAAATATCGGGGAGCCTCCCCGAAAAATATCGGGGGAGAATAATAAGAGTATCAATAATATACCCCCTAAAGCCCCCCAAGGGGGGCAGCGCCGTAAGCGACGCGACGACTGGAAGGAAACGGCCGAGCATCGGCCGGAGCGATTTGAAAAATTCTGGGAGTTTTATCCCAGAGGCGAAAAGCGGCAGGCCGCGATAAGAGCTTGGGACCGGCTCAGCCCGTCGGACGAGGTGATCGATCAGATGGCAAAGGCCCTGAAACGACAGATTTTGAGTGAAGATTGGAAAAACGGCATTGGGATCCCATACGCATCGACGTGGATCAACCAGCGACGGTGGACGGATGAGATCAGGGTGACGGCGAAAGAGTCTGCAGCGGAGCAGGCCTATGATCCGAGAGGAGGGCTGACGGCATGGTGACGACCCATCAGGATTGGCTGGATGCACAGGTCGGTGTGTTAGGCAGTGTGCTGATTGAACCGAAGCTGGCGGCGAAGGTGCTGTCCGAGACGGCTGACGATGACTACACCGGAGCGTTCCAGGCTGTGTATCAGGCGATCCGCCGGGTGTTTCAGCAGGGGAAGCCACCGGATCCGGTGCTGATCAACGATGCGCTTGGCGGGAAATACAGCAAGCTGCTGATGGAGATCATGGATGTCACGCCCAGCGCAGCCAGCGTGGACTATTACCTGCAGGCCTGCAAGAGCCGGGGACGGCTGCTGCGGCTGCGGGAACTGGGAAAGCAGCTGGCGGAGTCTGCGGATGCTGAGGAGCAGCGGACGCTGTTGGCTGAAATGAACAGAGTGAGCACCGGAAAGGTTGGGTTTCGGATCACCTCCATGGAGGCGGCCATGACTGCGTTTTACGAACGACGGGAAAAGCTGCGGGATTACCTCAGCTGGCCGATCCGTGGGCTGGACGGGATGCTATACGCCGAACCGGGTGATTTCATCATCATTGGCGGATATCCTTCTGATGGAAAATCCGCTTTTGCCTTGCAGGCCGCCTGGCATATGGCCGAGAAAAAGCGAGTTGGTTTCTTTTCGCTGGAGACATCTGATAGCAAGTTGTTTGATCGCCTTATGGCGCATGTGGCGAAGATCCCCATGCAGCGGCTGAAGCGGAATTCGCTCACCGATGCCAATTGGGACGCTGCAGCACGAGCCAGCATGAAGGTTACCGATCGGCCCCTGGAAATCGTGCAGGCGGCCGGAATGACTGTGGCGGATATTCAGGCTGTTGCGATGGCGCAGCGGTATGATGTGATTTTTGTAGACTATTTGCAGCTGGTGTCCAGCCGCGGCAAGGATCGGTTCTCCGTTGTCACGGACATTTCAATCGGGCTGCATACGATGGCGCAGTCTTCCGGGGTGACGGTTGTTGCACTGGCTCAGCTGAACCGGCCTCAGATGATGGTTCGGAACGAACCGGGCCCAGATGGCAAAAAGCGTCAGGTTCGTTATGTCCCGCCTCCTGAGTTATCGAACCTGAGAGAGTCCGGCCAGATTGAGCAGGACGCAGATCTGGTTCTGATGCTGTACCGCCCTGAGCCAGAGAAGCAGGAACGTATGCTTTTGGTTCGAAAAAACAAGGAGGGACAGTTGGGCAGCATCCTGTTGGATTTTAACGGAGGTACGCAAACGTTCATTCGTTCCGGCGACCAGTGGCGTGACCCGGATGCGTTTGAGCCGCTTCCGAATGATACATACGTGCCGGAAAGCTTTTTGACGGAGGTGCACAATGAAACTGGGTGATATTGTTATGGCGCGCCCAAAACTCTTGACGCTGGAGTTTGATAAGGGCAGCCGCAGGCACAGGCCGATCCCGGGGACGGTGGTTTTTATTCATCCAGCCGGTCGGTTTTACACGCTGGAATTTAAATTCCGAAATAACATTGTGCGGGAGAGTTTTTTCTCCCTGCCGGAACAGGAGAGGGAAATCTATGAGAACGATCGCGATCATGAATGTGAAGGGCGGCGTCGGCAAGACGGTCACCACTGTCAACCTCGCAACCATCCTCGCTGAGTTTTACAATCAGCGGGTGCTGGTGATCGATGCAGACCCGCAGGCAGATACCAGCGCATTTCTCGGCGCTTCGGATCCGGAACAGGCAGGGCTGCCGCCGCTGATCAGCGGACTGGTCGCCTGCTACGCCGAAGCGGTGGAACCCACAGACTATGCAGGCGTTGATCTGATCGCCAGCAACTCCGATTTGTTCGACGTGGATCGGACGGCGCTGTCCATGGGCGGCAACGCAGGCAGCAGCTCGATCTCCGATCTCCGGGACGCGGTGATCGAGGATGACGCTTATGACGTGATCCTGATCGACTGTCCACCCTCGTTTACGGCCTGCTCCATTGCAGCGCTGGCGGCGGCGGACGGCGTGATCATCCCGGTCAAATTGGACGCGTTTTCCGTGCGCGGCATGACGTTTCTGCTGGATCAGATCCGCACGCTGCATCGGATCAACGGACGGTGTCAGGTGGATGGCGTTCTGGTGACGCAGTGGCACAACGTGGAGGTGATCCGGCAGGCGGAGCAGATGCTGCGGGACAAGGGTGTGCCGGTGTTTGACACCCACATTCGCCGCACCGACAAAGTCGACGAAAGCACTTGGTACTGTGAGCCGCTGCAGGTTTATTCCAAACACTGCGGCGCCGGTGTGGATTATCGGGCGTTCGTCAAGGAATGGATCCGGAAAGGAGGTCTTGGCCATGGCGTTTAATCTCGCGGAGGCTGCAGGGCTTGGAAAGTTGGTGTCCAATTTGGACACCATGGAGATCCGGCAGCTGCCGATTTCGCTGCTGGATGATAACGTGGAGAACTACTTCCGCGTAGAGGATGTGCAGGAGCTGAAGGACAGCCTGGCAGTGCGCGGGATCCTGCAGCCGCTGCTGGTGGTGCAAACCGATGACCGATATCGGGTGATCGCAGGCCATCGCCGGAAAAAGGCTGCGGCAGAGCTGCTTGCCGAGGGCAATCGGAACTTTGGGCACGTGCCGTGCATCGTGCTGCCGGAGATGTCTGATGCCATGGAGCAGCTGCTGCTGATCCAGACGAACACGACCGCCAGAGAACTGAGCTATCCCGAAAAAATGGAGAGCGTCCGTCGGATGAAGGCAACGCTGATGAAGCTGCGGGAGGAGGGCGTACAGATCCCCGGCAAGCTGCGGGACATCGTGGCCGAGCAGCTGGAGATCTCCCGGACAGAGCAGGCGCGGATGCAGGTGATCGAAAACCACCTGATCCCGGAGGCCAGAGAGCTGCTGGACGCAGGGACGATCAATCCGTCTGTGGCGTATTCCGCAGCCAAGGCTGCACCGGAAATTCAGCTGGAAATGGTACGAAAGGGCGTGATCCATAAGGTTGCAAACGTTGTGGAGGACTACGCGGCAGCCAGATCTTATGACTGGGTGGAGCGCGACTGCCCTGTACCGGCTGCCAGTTGGCAACATGAAGAAAAGCGGAAGGGCAATCAGCTGCTGTGCCCGGCTTGGAAAAACATCGAGAAACACAAGGCCAAGGGCCATCCAGAGGACTGTCCCGGCTGCTGCGCCAAGTGCCACCTGTGGCAGCATGGGTATTGCTGCCCCGATGTCTGCCCCAACGTCAAGGCGCAGAAGCGGATGCAGCAGGCGGAAATTGCCCGGCAGAAACAAAATGCGGATATAGAGGCACGGAAGCAGGCCGCTAAAGAGCATTTTAAGACCACTCCTTTTGCCAACATCGGCAAGGTTCTGCAGCCGCTGGTGGAGGACGGCGGTATGTCGCCGGACGACATCGCGGAAGCCTGGGGTATCTGCCTTGGCGATCTGGACGGTGAGTATGCCAGCGACTTTGACGGCGGCCATGTCAGAAGCATGATCTACCCTGAGGTGCTGGACGATGTTAACTACGATCTGATTGCCTTTGTTGCGTTTTGCGACGCCGTTGGAAAAACGCCTAATGAGCTGCTGGGATACGCGCCGCAGGCTTCCACTGTGTCTGCCTGTTGGATCCGGTTCGATGAGACCAAGCCGCCTGATGGTGCGCGGGTTGTTGTTCGTCGGATTTTGGCCGGACTGGATTTGACCGGTGAATATCTTTACCGCGGCGGGAAATGGTACAATCCGGCACTGGATGATTTTGAAATGAATATTACCAATGTGACCCATTGGGTTTTGGCACCGGAGGTGTGAGGGATATGACTGATAGAGTAAGGCTGATTGATCTTATTGTTGACGCGAAACGGGAAGACCCTGAGCAGCTTCCGTTTTCTGAGTTTTTGGCCGATTGTTTAATCGCAAACGGCGTGACGATTGTGACCGACACAAATGTCGGCCTCAAGTGGATCCCGGTGGCGGAGCGGTTGCCGGATGAATATGTGTCCGTTTTGGGGCACATGACGGATACCGATGGTTTCCCCTCGGCGCGGGAGTGCTTCCTGGTCGGCAATGAGTTCTGGTTCCCGGCTCTTTTGACAACGTGGCCGGTGGATCGGTGGGCAGAACTGCCGGAGGAGTGAGTTATGGCGCGGAGACCTAATAATATGCTGGCCTCTTTTGAGGCTCGGCTGGAGGCAAAATACCGGAAGAAGCTGGATGTTGCGCTGCAGATGGGTTTGGACGCGGCTTTGATCGCGGCCAATGAGGTGCTGCAGCTGGGGCCGAGCCGGGCAGGTGCCTTTCGGACAGCCTATATCACAGCCATGAACGAGATGGCTGCGCTGATCGCGGAGGATGGCGCGGACGATGAGGATCTGGTGTATGCCACGGAAACCATCGACCGCAGGCTTCGGCAAATCGTCGGCGCGGATCAGCTGCAGCCGTGGATTGAGCGATATGGAGGCAGGCAGAAATAATGTCTGCCTCCGCAGAAAAGGAGGCTAACTTGAAGCGAGTCAGAATAGAAACGGCGGGGCCTTATGTGGATGTTGTGATTTATCCCATATCGGCAAGCAGACAGGATGACCAGCCGCGTGGATCGGCCGAAAATCCGACCGGAGATTTTCGGCAGCGCGTAAATGATCGGAAGGCTGCGCAGAAGTTTAAGCGGCTGATTGCCTGCAACTTTTCTCCCGGAGACAAGGTCGCCACGCTGACATACCGCGACGACACCTTGCCATCTACCGCGGACGAGGCAAGAACGCGACGAATTCGCCCTTTTATGGGCAAGCTGCGCAAGGCGTGCCGTGAACTGTGCAACGGCCCTCTCCGCTACTTTTACGTAACAGAGGGGCGGCACGGCGATCATCGGCTGCATCATCATATGATTGTTGCCAACGATCCTGTTTTGCTGGATCAGATCGAGCACCTTTGGAAATATGGTTTCGTCAGTTTTGAGTCGATTGTGTCCAGAGGCTACGACAACTGGGCGCGGTACCTCACCAAGGAGCCGCGGAAAACAGGCCGTCAGCGCGTTGGAGATCGGGCATGGACTCCTAGCCTTGGACTCAAAAAGCCAGAGGCTGTAACATTTGATGTGCAGGACGATTGGGAGTATGAGCTGCCGCCCAACGTATTCGTTGAACACAACGATACAGCGAAAAATGAGTGGTACTGCTGCCGGTATATATCGTACCGCAAACTTCCCGAAGCTGAGAAAACCGAATAATCCCTTTATAAATTGGACTTGAAGCGATGTATATCTTCTGTAAATTCAAAACAAAAAGGAGAATTTTATGTTGCATGATAATAAGCCATGTGGTATAATAGTGACAACGGAAGGCTGGGTGCATTGCCCGGTCTGCAAGCAGAACAAAAGACTGCTGCGAGTACTGCCTGATACGACTGCGACGTGTTTGCCGGTTTACTGCAAGCGTTGCCGTCGCGAGGTTGTTTTGAATATTTGTCCGAGAGCCGAGAGCCTTAGAGCCGAGAGCCAATGACAACGCGAGAGATCGCGTGTGTTGTCATTGGCTCTCGGTGTTTTTTGTTTTGCGTGGAGGTGAGAGTCCATGAGCAGCAAACCGTTGAGGCCATGCAGGCGTCCTGGCTGCTACACGCTAGTCCCAGACGGATACTGCGATTTGCATCGTCCGCCGCCAAGGCCGGACTCAAGATCCGACGAGTCTAAGCGCTGGCGCTGGATGTACAAAACGGATCTCTGGAAAAAAAAGCTGCGGCCGGAGCAGCTGGCACGGAAGCCGTTTTGCAGAGTATGCGCCAAACATGGTGACCGCGTTCGCGCCACAGAAGTGGACCACATTCAGGACCACAAGGGCAGCTGGCCGCTGTTCTCTGATCCAGAAAACCTTCAGAGCCTGTGCCACAGCTGCCACAGCCGAAAGACCATCACAGATCAGCTCAATTTTGCAAGGAAGAAACGGCGTTGATCCGCAAAAATCGCTGCAGCTTTGGGCGCGCATGCGTGTGTGGACGCACCCGCGCAAATCTTTGCAGCCCTCCCCCCGGGGCAAAAAGTTTTTCGCGAGCCACAAAGCACCGCAGCGCCCCATCCACACAAAAATTTCTCCCCAAGCGCATAATTGCGCCGACGCCGAAACGAAAGGAGGCAGCAGCCATGCCGGGAAAACGACAACCAACTGATCTCGTGCTTCTCAACGGACGGAAGCATCTGAGCCAAAACGAGGAAGCAGAGCGGCGCTCCCATGAAACCAGAGTCCCCCGGGCTAAAAATCCGAAGCCGCCCCCCTGGCTGGATGAAGGTCTGCGAAAAGAGTTCCGCAAGCTCGGTAAGCAGCTAATCGTCGTCGGATTGTACACCGATCTGGATGCGGATACCCTGGGCATGTACCTGACCGCCCGACACCAGTGGGAGCTGGCAACCAGAGAAACCGAGCAAAGCCTTGTGGTCGGAGACATGAACGCCTCTGACAAGTGGAGCAAATCGCAAGAGCGTTTCTTTAAGGCAGCCCGCAGCTGTGCTTCTGATCTGGGCCTGAGCATTTCTGCCCGATGTCGGCTGATTGTGCCGCAGGTTCCGGTAGATCCAGACGCGGGTGAAGAGGACGACTTCTTTGCCGAACTAATGTCTCGTCAGCGGATTGCAGGAGGTTAACCGTGGCTGAATATTACCATGAACCATCCGGACAGTTTGTGTGTGATTTTCTCAGTCACTTGCCCACAACCGATACCGGCAGGCCGTTTAACCTGTATCCGTGGCAGACTGAAGCCATTACTGAATTTTACGGCACCCTGCTGGCGGACGAAAATACCGGCGAGATCTACCGCAGGTATCAGTACCTGTTTATGGAGCTCCCCAAAAAAAACGGCAAATCTGAGATTTCCGCAGGCCTTGGCATTTTTCACCTGATTGGCGATGGAGAGCTAAACGCAGAGGTTTACATCTGCGCCGCAGACAAGGAAAACGCCAGTATTGTTTTCAACGCTTCTTTGTTTATGATCCGCACGTCAACCTGGCTGTCCAAAATGGAAGCTCGCGGCGAACTCAAAATCAAAGAAAGCTCACGCCAGATCAACTACAGGAAGCGCTGTACTCGCGAGGATGGCAGCTCATACTGGAAGACCATCGGTGTTTTGAAGGTTTTGTCTGCAGAGGCCTACTCGAAGCACGGATACAAACCAAGCTGTGTAATCTTCGATGAGCTGCATGCTCAGCCCAACCGGGATCTGTACGACGTTATGACGTTTGGTTCCGGTTCTGGACGGAAACAGCCGGTGTGGATCATCCTGACCACGGCCGGCGACGATCCCGACCGAAATTCCATTGGCTGGGAGGTTCACGAAAAGGCCGTGGCTGTGCGCGATGCCAGACAGCTGCAGCGAATTCTGAGTGACGGTGGAGATCCCCGGCAGGTCTTGTCCCTGCGCCATGTGGCCGACGAGGATCTGGACGCTGCACAACGCGACCTTCTTTCCCACGATCTACCAAACTGGCTGCCGATCCTTTATGGCCTGACAGCCATGTATGGAGACGATCCGGAGGATTTGGCAAAGATTGATATTTATGACGAGGCCCTTTGGTTTCTGTGCAACCCGTCACTGGGAAAACATCTGCCGTTGCGAATGCTTCGGGATGAGGCCAAGGCGGCCAGAACCAGTGAAGCCAATGAGAAGCTGTTCCGGTGGCTCCGCCTGAACCAGTGGATTTCCGTCAAGGCCGTTTCCTGGCTGCCTCTTACTTTGTATGACAAGCTGCAGTGGGGGCCCAGCAAGCGGAAGGAACGGATGGAATGGATCCGGCAGCTGGAAGGAAAAACCTGCTATGGTGGTGTAGACCTTTCTTCCACTACCGACCTGACAGCGTTTGTGCTATTTTTCCCGCAGCAGGCGAACTTGGACAAGTCCATCTGGCTCCCGTTCATATGGCGATCCAGCAAAGATCTGGACGCTGCTGAGCGAAACGATCACGCCCCATACCGTGACTGGGAACGGGCAGGCTTTATCAGCCTTTGCGAAGGTGACACCATCGACTATGCCGATGTGGAACAAACCATTGCAGACTGCAAGCAACGCTACGATTTGCGCATGGTCGGATTTGACCCCTACCTATCCCGTACCATTACTCAAAGACTGCAGCCCATAGTCACCTGTCTGGAAGTTCCGCAGGATATGAAAAACATGTCCCCGGCCATGAAAGAGATTGAACGAGGCGTTCTGAACCATGAAATCCTGCACGTGCACAATACATGTTTTCGGTGGACATGGGGCAACACCAGAATCCATGTGGATGGAAACGAAAATCAGAAACCCATGAAAAACAAAAGCCCCGGCCGCATCGACCCGGTGGTTGCACTGATCACGGCTGTTGCCACCTACATGGTTGCCAGAAGCCAACCCGCCGATCTGGCTCAAGCCCTGGACAACCCTGGCTTTAGTTTGTAATACGGTGTCCAATTTGGACACAGAAAGGAGTACCTGTGGAAAAATTGAAAAAAGCCCTCGGGCGAGTTTTGGGCGACTTGATGCTGATTCTTGGCGCAACAGCCATTTCTGTCGGCGTCGGCCTGTACAGCTTCCCCGCCGGTTTGATTACAGCCGGCGTGCTGTCCATCGCCGGGGTGGTCCTGTCCTCTATGGACGGAGGTGACGCCAAGTGAGCATGATCAGCGGCCTGCGCTCCATGCGAAAGCAAGCTGCAGACAACGCATTGACGGTGCAGTCTCTGGTGTCTTCCGGGGTGTCTGCAGCTGCGGCCATCGATGCGCCGGCATCCTACGCCCGCAAGCTCAGTGCTTTCGACCGGTGTATTGAAATCCGCTCGGACTCCATGTCCAAGCTGCCAAACTACGGCTTTGATCGGAAAACACG